AGGTGGGCTGTAGATCACGGTGTAGTACCTGAGTATATTATATATGAAGCGGGCATTAATCCTTCATTTAAAGGAGCTAAGTGGAAAGCTTTCATGGAGGATGCAGTTAAGATACTCCAGAAAGATCCAATGGTAAGCGACACAACACTTAAAGAGGTGGCCTTAAAACATAAGATAAACGAATCTATATATGATAAGGCAGCTTGGTTTATGCGTGAGCCAGAAAGATTACTTAGAACAAAAGCTTTCGTTTCTCACTATCTACAAGCAAGAGAAATTTATGGACATGCTAATATGGATATAAACCATCCCTTTTTGATTAATATGGCGAAAAGAGGTGTGCAGGCTACCCAGTTTTTATACTCAGCACCCTATCGTCCTGCTTTTTCAAGGACAGCTTTAGGAAAGGTAATGACACGTTTCCAGACCTGGGCTTGGAATGCTGTAAGATTTAGAAGAGAAATTACTAAAGAGGCAAGGCAATACGGCTATAGGGAGGGGACTGCAGAGTTTGATAGATTCAAGCGTTTAATGACAACAGATATGTTTGTCTTCTCTTTGGCAAATGTATTTGCTTATTCGTTATTTGAAGCGGCATTACCTGCTCCTTGGTCTTGGCTTCAAGACACATCTGATTGGATCTTTGGGGATGAAGGTGAGAGAGATAGAGCGTTCTTTGGTCAGTGGCCTACTTCACTTGCTCCATTACAGATGGTTACTCCTCCCATAGCAAGATTGCCAGTTGCTTCGTTGCGTGCTTTTACTGACGATGATTATAGTCGTCTCTCTGGATATTATATTTGGACTATGTTCCCGTTTGGTAGGATCGCTCGTGATGTTAAGGGTGTGATTGAGAACCCAATGATGGCAGTTGAGAAAATGACTGGTATACCTTATATGAAGTTTGCAAGAGAAGTTCAAAAACGTAGAAAGGAGGTTAAAGGTGAAGAACCTGAAAGTGACACTGGTGAATAATTGGTTTAAAAGCACTCATACTGTGCTTCCTAAGTTTACTATTCCTACTACATATCGTTATATTTATAACGGTAATAAGCCGCGTTATATCGTCCTAAGTTTAAAAAATAAGAGAGGTTAACCGTTTAAGACTAACCCCTCTTAGGGTCGGCCCAGGTCTAAATGGTTCGCCACCATTAGTTCAGCTGGCTTGCGGGTCTTTCACCTCCGCCGATTCGTTCATCTTTGCTGCCTTTTTTATCCTGTCAATCAAATCGTGTAGCACTTTTGACTTTTTACCCCGCAATTCATAGTTTAACCACGTGTCTTGGAGAGCATTAATAAGCAATTCTGCTTCTTCACCGCTTATTGCCACTCTTTTACCCACCGTATTCTTCGTCTTTTTCGAATGTACTGAGGTGTAATGACCCACTTGTAATAGTTGTACCAGTTTTATTTAACCATATTGAAAGTGACATTTTATCACCTTTCTTTAGATCATCAGTCATTTCTAATGAACCTTTCATAAATGGTTGTTTATTTTCACTTGTTGCTTGTTCATTAACGCTTAAAATTACGTTACCTAACTTTTTCCATGCCATTCTTTTGTTCTCCTTTTTATGATTTTGTCAAAGTTCTTTTTGTATTTTGTGCCTATTTCTCTTAGGGCACACTTTCTACATACCTTTAGCTGGGTGGAGTTTTGCCAACCCAGCCAAAGATACCATTCTCTAACACCGTACTTCCTACACATACCACATTGAGTATCTAAGCAGTTTTCTAACTTACAAGCTATCCCATATGTCAACTTAAAGTTCCTTAGTCGGTTGGTTCATAATCATCTTCATTCTCCAGTCTGAAAGTTGCATGGTCTTTACATTCACCACATATACCTAATACCTCATCTTTCATTGCTATGTCATCTATCTCTCCAAACGGGAGAGCTCCACAACATTCGCTAATAAAGTCGTATTCTTCTTGATTAAACGGTGCATTTGGATCATTAACTCCCATTATATGATCATCGAGTGCTTGTTTATCCACCTCTTCTTCTATCCTTAGAGCTATAGACTCCTGGTAGAGGGGTATTATGAATAGTCCATCCGTACCACCAGCCGTTACCGTTCTTAGTAAAGATCTTCAATCTATTTTTAATATATTTAGGATCATTTACGCTTTTGTATGGATATTTCCAATTGATAGTATTCTTCCAATCATTTACTGGTGACATTGTGACTCTTCAGGGGCTATTATGTCGAAAATACGAGGTCTACCTTTTTTAGGACCTTTTGAATCAGCTTTTCTTAACAAATGACTATAGCGATCTTTTATGATTATAGGGGTTAATGAACCGTATTTATGCATAAGATCTCTATAACAACTTAAAACTGCATGTTCTCTAACTACTAATGGTGGTACAGGGTCTTTTAATCCGTATCCTTTACTCATTTTGACTCTCCTTTTTTTGTTTTAACCCAGTTAATAAATTCATCGAATTGTCCCATTACTTCAATTAGCTCAGGGCTACGTCGTCTTTCTGTGCTGTTACGACGTTGATCAGGCCATCTTCTATCCTCTTCGCTTCTTTTGATTATTTTAGATTTTTCTCGTAGGGTTTCCTTTGACATATAAGCAACAGGATGCCCTTCTCTGTAAGCGATGTCGAATCCTTTGCCTTTTCCGTTCTTTCCTACACATGGAAAACTTTGTTCCCAATCAGGATTAAGTTTAAAGGGTTTACCATAGGATTCTTTAGTAGGATATATATGAAAAGGATTACACTTGTGACAACTATGATATAACTCAGCATAGCCTTGCATAATTAGGTTCATAGCTTTAATAGGTGCGTTACTAAAAGCAACTATTCCTTTATAGCGAGGTGGTAGTTCTTCTTGACCTGGTTTATGATTAGGATTATAATGGATTACTGGATGTCTTTTAATGAACTTTATTCTCATGATAAGTCCATAACCGTTATAGCTCTCAACATAGTCTTAAAAAACGTATAATTATCAACCCAGTTTTTCTGACCCATATGTGCTACCCATTCTAACCTTTTCTTTTCAGTTAGTAGGCGGTTTTTATCGATGTGATAAAATTCATGACCATCTCTTTTGACAGTTATATATTTTTTATCTACATGATATGTTATGTGTTCAGACATTAGATCTTTTTTCTTTATATCTCTTAAGCTTTCGTATTTTAATTCGCTCATTTGTTTTCTCCTATTATGTTAAACTAATAAAATTAGTTTGAATTAGTTTGGGGAGACAATCTCTGACGCCAACCAGATAATTAAACTTCACACGTAATTGCCTTTTTCGTCCTTTTTTGTTCAATTTATTGCCTCCCCTAACTCTTTTACACTGTGAATTGATCTAACAACGTCCTACATTCCTCAATAAACTTCTTTTCAGACCGTTTCATTGAGTAGAGTCTTTCGTGTGCCGTATACAAGGCTAACCTGAGACTTGTTACCTGGTACATGAGTTGTTCCTTGGACATCTTCGATAATTCGGTTTTGGTGTTTTTGTCTTTTTTCATAGATCTGACCTCTGGTTTCTGGATAAAGTTCTTGACATTTTCTTCTTGACCTGGAGATGTTAAATGGACTTGATATTTTACCATCTTTCCACATCTTCATAAGCATCTTTGCTTGCATCCTGTCAATTGGTATCTCATGAGCCACTTGTCGAGCCCAGATATTCCAAATTAGATCTACATCTGAATCTGCAAGAGTTTTGTCAAACCCTATTAGTTTCCTTATGTCATTTACCATATTTACTCTCATTCGAACATATCTCCTTTAGCTAATTTCCTTAGAACGTATTTACGCATGTATTCTGGTTGTTTTTCTAAGAATACTAAGAGAGCGTTATACTCTTTATGCGTTAAACTACCTTTTCTGGTATTGCAGCGTTTACAAATGATCTGCAGATTACCAGCTATTGATGCTCCGCCCATTGACAGCGGGTAGAAGTGGTCACATACTATGTTGGTAACGTCCATTATTTTTGTACAATAGCGACATTTTTTACCGTATGATTTCAGAAATAAGGTCCTTATCTCATCTAATGTTATCCCAAAATCTACCTCATATTCCTTACTACGTCTTTTTAGCGATGTTTTTAAGGTTGAAGACTTCTTCATCAGCCTATGAAACACTTTCTTAGCGAAGTTTCCGTGTTTTTTCTTTAGTTTCTTTGAGAATTTCTCTTCCCATGATGCTATTTTACTTTTTGTCATCATGATATCCTAATGTTACGCCTATATTGACTCTCCAGAGTGAAAACAAAAAGGATAGATCTCCTTCTCGAGTTATTGAGGCTCCTATTCCTACTAAACTCAAGAGTCGAACTAATATTCCATGTTTCCAAACTCTAACATCAAGGAATCTCCCACGTTTTTCTGCCATTAAGACCTCCTTATACGCTTTACTTTACCTATGTCAAAACCTGCGATTCCTATCCCATCTTCTGCTGCATCGATAACGTCTTTTCTTGCACCTTTTTTATCAATGCTTATCGTAGCTTTTTTGTATTTCGTAGGTACCAGCTCTTCATCTGTGACAATTAATGGTCCATAAGTCTCATAGAGGGTATATTTGGATGTTTTAGTTTCGAATTTACCGTCGTTTCCAGCGGTTTGAATTATCATTGGGAGTAACTCTTTGTTAAAATAGTCTTCAGTTCGACTAATAGCATTTTTACGTTGTCTTAATCGTTTAATTTCATCATTGTATGATTTAATTTCTGCGTCTATGATATCGGCATTACGTTTCATTTCTACCATAAAGTAATCGATACCCTCTGCTTTCTTTGCTATTTGCTGTTTAACATCAGCAATTGATTGATCTACTTCAGCAATATCTGCTTCTAAGATGTTATTATCTCTTAATTCGAGATACTCTTTGTCCATTTCAAGACCTATTAGGTTTCCTACCAGGTCTCTTGTGGTAAGTTTCTTAAACTCTTTTTTCTCATTCATTCAGTTCTCCTTAGTCTGAAACTCGGTTGCCATTCTAATTTAGCCTTGAGTAACTCTCCATCTGTATTTTTGAGAAGCTCAAGACTCTTTTCTTTGGAATCTGCTTGTCCATTTAATCCTATAACCTTACGGGAAGCATTTTCTATGGCTCCACTACCTTTACCTGCATACAGATCAAGTATCTGAGATCTTGAATACTCTCTTGACACTTGTGATATTTGTATAATGATGGTATCTGTAGTAACTGCTAAACTTGATAATGAGTGTGCTACGTGTTTAACCTTTTCGTATTCTCCTCGATACATAGGGTGGGTTTCTACTAAGTCAATATAGTCTACAATTACCATTGCTGGTTGCAGTTCAGTAATCTTTTTACTTATCTGCTCTATAGTTGGAGGAATTGTCATGATGTGCATATGCTCTAACCTCTTATTATATTGGGAAAAGAGTTCTGCTCTATTATTCGTAGCATATTCTTTTGTACAAGAAGCTGTTATTTGTAGGGATCTACGTTGCATGTACCAAGCTGAGAGTTCTAGTGATAAATATAGTGTTGAAACTTGAGATTTAGAATCTATTTCATCAGTGTAATGGTTATAACCGAGTGCAATATTGTGAGCAAGAGATGTTTTACAGCAACCTGTTGGGCCGAAGATTGTAACAAGTTCACCTGGATAAAACGTACAATCCATATTAGTGAGTCCTAAAGCCTTAGCAAAGTCATAACTTCTTCCTGTGAAATCTGTACTAAGCCTGTCTTCAAGTTCTTTCTGTGCCTCTGTACTTGTATAGACACCAACTGTATAGTCTTTACGCTTATAATAGATACACTTTGGATTACATAGTTCAGCCATTACAGGGTCGTTACATCCGTATTTGTATCCTTTGTTATATGAATACTCTACAAGATTGATAACTTCCTGCTCATTTAGGTTATTATTATTCCATAACAGGAGTGCTGCTTTAGTTGCATCTGAAGGGATCCCACTTCTTCTGTAGTGTGAAACCATCCTCATTAAGGTATGATGTCTATTCCCTGCTTGTGGCCCATTGTTAAACATTGTTTGGATACACGTTGCTACCTTTTTCGGCTCAAATACTTTTCCAAGAGTTCTTACTCGGGGAACTTTCTCTACTTTTTCTTCTTCCAGTTCGCCGTCGCCTAAAAGTGTTGTATATGGGTAGTCAAGTAATGGTTTTTTAGCTAAGTTTATTATTTCCTCTGATTTATAGTGCATTATTTGTTCATAACTTAATGGAACTTTATAGAGATTTGTTTTTTGATTAATTGTATGAGCTACTCTATATAGACCTGTTCTCATATAAACCATTGGATCTATGTCTTCAAATAACTTGTTCATCGTTTCTTTAACTTTGAAGGGAAGTTCACTATCGGGTGTGAAATTAAAGACTTCGTTGGTTAGCATAATGTGATAACCAGTTCCGCTAAAATAACATTGAAACGTTTCTTTTGAAAGTCCCATTTCCTCTGTTAGTTGCCAGACTATATGCTTTGCGTTTGCTTGCGTCTGGTCGTCGCTGTT